TGGCGTAGATGATGTTCTAAATGGTAATTGATCTCCATTTATTGTTACACCTACTGTATTTAATAATCTTACCATAACTTCATTATATCTTTTTTTTCTACCCTGTGAAGTACCTGCTTGTGCTCCAGCTTCCACTCTTAAAGTTTTTAATGTTGACACAAACCCCAATCCTATATTAATTGTTTTTGTTGATAATTCACTTGGTATATTAACAGTTATTGCTCCATTTGTAACTGTTTGTGTTGGATATACTGCATCTCCTATTAATACTTGTACTTTTTGCCCTTCTAAATGATCTAATGCTGTAACAGTAGATGTAGAAGAATTTACTGAACCTGTTAAATAACTATCCATATTAGAAGTAGAATCAAGATACTCTACATATTGTACTGTTGACCCATTTATTACTCGCTCTACTATTACCCATACTTGATCTTCTCCTCCTTGTGGAATACTTGCTACACTTTTCGCTTTTGCTATTCCTTCACTTGTTGCCGCTAATCTAGTAGAATCTGTTGTTTCTACAGTTAAATACCCTACTGCCTGTGGACTTGTTTCTGTAATAGTTACAACATTTGCTGCTGGATTTGATACTGTAAAATCTGCGTGTGCATTTATTGCTGTATAAATATTATCTGCAGTTGTGTCATTATTTGTATTAGGTCGCCATCCATTTGTTTCTGATGGTGAAGAACTTCCTGCGGTTTCTGATGTAAATGTTACTTGTGTTCCATTTGATTTTGTTAAAACAATTCTACTACCTCTTGGTATATTAGCATAATCTGTTACAGTTATTGTAGCTGTTCCTGTTTTTCCACCTATTGTATGCTGATGCCACGCAACAACATCTTCTTCTCTATTAAATGTCATTCCTAATAAAACACCATCATTTCTTATTGCCCAATATATTGCATCTGGTTCTTGAGCATAATCAACTTCTGTTATTCCGCCTTCAGTAATATGTTCAGCTAAAATAGTCATATCTGGTGCAGTATAAGCATCATCTTCAAATCTATAATATAATTGCCTTACTTTTCGTTGTTGCCTTTGTACAAATAAAATTAAATTTCCAATTTGTATAGGGCGTAAAGGATAAACACCATAAGAGGTTTGTTGTTGTATATTAATATTATCTGGTTGTAATGGTTCACCTGTAGGTCGGCTTACTTTAAATTCAGAACCTGCTGTACCTACCATTAAATCTTTTGATGGTGCTAACCACCTAATTGCATTTACTCTGTTTGCCGCTATTGTATATATAAAAGCATCTGCAGCTTCTGCATCACCTTCATCAAAATTTTCATATATACCAGATTGTGATCCCCATATTGTTTGTGGATAACTTGTTGATCCTGCAAATACTAATCGTTGTTCAAAAAAACTAACTGCTCTCGGAAATCCTGTTGTATTAGAATATGCACCTAATGACCAAGTTTTTGTTCCACTACTTGTTAATGCAACTAATACTTCTACTGTTACTTCTGTTGCACTTGTATAACCTGTAATTTTTCCGTGTCCAGTACCTAATTTAAATAATCTACCTACATCTGTACTTGCAAATAAACTTGCACTTGCAGTTAATGTTCTTCCTGTACCTACTGTTGTTGCACTAGCTGTTAGTGTTGTATCAGTTGTATTTTGATCCAAATAAGGTCCTTTTTCAAAATCTACATCTGAAATTGTCCAAGATGTATGCCCTGTTCTTGTTAATTTAGTAGGTTCGTGTGATTCGTGAACTATATACATAACATCTGCAGATTGTGCAAATTGTAATTCCGATAATTGTGCCGAAGTATATTCTGTTGCTATTTCATATACTTTTGCTGCAGTTCCGCCTGATGTGTATGTTGTATAATCACTTGAATTTATCCCAGATAATTCAAAAGTATTTGTTGTTTTGTTGGCTACAGTAAATCGCCTGCCATTTACTTCGGTCATTCCTCCAACATCATTAATCCATACATGATCTCCATTTGAATATCCGTGTGATGTTGCAGTAACTACTGCTGGATTTGCTTTTGTAATTGCTGATATACTTTTTGTAGCTTCAGTTATTTGTCCATTATCTTTATAAAATCTAATATACAAATTACCAAATTCTAATATATATGCTTGTTCTATATTAAATTCAAAAGGAATTAATCGTGTAACTTTGCTAGAATCTTTTACCTCACACACAAATCGTGAACCAAATCTTCTAGTTGCTCCTCCTTGTGGAAATACTGTTAAATTTTTTAAAGTTTCTACACCATTATTGTATTTTTTAAAATCAATCTGTCCGTGTAGTTTAGGAGATAATTCTCCTGCAGTAAAATTTGTTTGAAACGGATGTACTCTAGCCATTATTGAAACTTACGGAAATCTGTAAAAGTATCTGATATAATATCGTCTGTAAATCCTTCTGTTGAATCTATACTTCTTGCTTCTGTAAGTTTTAGTTTATAAACTTTTTCCATTTCTTTTTGAAGTGCGGCACTATTCGTAATAGCATATGCCATTTCAGAAGCTAATTTTGCTGTTAATGTATCAACAAATATAGAATCAAATAATTTAGGATCAGTAATTTGTGCAATATATATTATATTAGCTGTACCTTCATTAGTTAATAATACTCTACCTTGATTTGCTAAATTTTCAATTTTAAATTCATAATCATCAAACTCCATTTTTAACACTCGCAAACAAAACGGATCTGTTGGCAATGCATATTGATATGAATATTCAAATGCAGGAGTTGATGAAATTTGTGCTAACGCTGCTCTTGTAATTGCAAAATTCCAAGCGTGAGATCGTAATAACGAATCTCGTGCTGGTTCATATAATGCGTTACAAAGTCTTGCTCTTTCACTATCTTCTGTAAGAGCAGTAATAGGGCTATCGCCTAATTTTCGTAGTGCATTGGAACAAATTGAAACTTCTGTAGCCATAACACCTCAAATATAACAATAAAAGGGGTTCTCTGCAATAAAAAACCCCTTCTATTTGTCTATTTAGTCAGTTACATATGTAACTACCATAGTAATATCTCCTGCTGCTGCAGTTGCCGCAACATTTGACATAGTTAATGCAACCCTTAATGGAACTTTAGGATCTGCTGACAGACCTCCATCTTCCCATACATGGTTTGCAATGGCATTTACATTTTTTGCTTCAAATGCAACCTCAACTCCAGCAGTATTTGCCGCTTGTAAAGTTGTTATTGCAGTTGCATAACAATCTTCATCAATAACAGCACTTGCTTCTGTAGTTGTTCCTCCAATAGTATACTTTGTAGTTCCATTATATAGACCTACATTAGCGGCTAATGTTGGTGAACCATTTGAATCAAGGTCATCATTGTAAAGTTTAATTGACATAATTTTTGCATTAGATGGTATTTCTGCCATCATAATAACATCATCATTATCAATATCGCCTGTACCTGCAGCAATAGTATCTGCCCATACACGCATTTTTCCGTGAACACTTCCTACTTCGGCTAGTGTTCTAGGTGTAGAATCCATATTAGTAATTTCTACTGATTTTGCTGTAGCCATAATTACCCCCTACGATTCTGTACAAGCAATTTCTACCATCTTTTCATCTTCGATACGAGTTGCACCGATTGTCATAGATAGAAATACTTGTGTTGCATAGTTCTTGTCTGCTCTTTCAGATATTTTAGTTTGAATATCTGCACCAAGTGCAAGACCTATTGCGGATTGACAAAAAGCTAGAACTTGTCTGTTTGATGATGAATCAAGTCCTAGACGCTCACTTCTAATAAACTTAAAGCCAAGATAGGTATCAACCTCACCTTGAACTAATGCTTTAATAGAATTATAGTCAGAAGATTTTACTTCCGCTATGTTAAGAAAGTCAGATAATTGGTTTGCAGTACAAATCAAATATCTTGTTTCTTCTGGATCAGTTTCATTTTCATCCAAAATCTTTTTGGCATCTAACAATTTTGCAATCGTTAAATTAGCCGATCCGTGTACAACTTTTTGACCAGATGGTAATGTTACAGAAGTACCACCAGATACACCGCCATAAGCTGTGCCTGTTGCTGCTGCTATAATTGCATCATCCATTGCTCTACCCATTGCCCACGCACCTGCTTGTGCGTATTCAGATTGTGGAGAAATTAACATTCTCACTTTATCCTCTTGGTCAACTAAATCTGCCCAATCGTAATCATCCATAGTAACTTTTCGTCTTGAGTGTGGAGTATCAACACGAGGTGTATCACTATGTCTTGATGTTCTTTTAAGAGCCGCAGTATCACCAATTCTTTCAAAGAAATGAGATTTCCCTGTTACAGTTTCGGATCTAACGCAATCTCTTAATCTTGAGCCTTTCTGTTGTGCCAAATGGAATACATTGCTTTTATATTGTTCTACAAAAGCTGTAGTAATTTGAACACTCATTAGAGTTCTCCTTAATTAAAATTAATATTATTATTTTTGCAGTTTTTGTCCTAAAACTAGGGAAACCTATTTAAAGTCGTTAGACTAATTTAGTTGTTATCCGTTAGGGCAACTTTATTACAAATATAATAACACAAAAATTTTAACTTGGAAATGCTTTTTCGTGTAATTGTCTAACTTTTTCTACTGCCGCCTTATGTTCTCTATGTTTTGAATCGTGATATGCATGACTTTTGTCCTCATAAATTTTAGATATTTCTTCTTTTGCATCCAATGGAGATACAGCTAAACTATTGTTTTGTGTGTTTTTTGCCATATCTTCAGTTATATCTTCACCAAGTCGTGCAAACATTTTAATTACTGCAGGATGATTTCCTGCTTCTGTATTCATTAATTGCAATATTTCTTCATCACCATAAACTGATAATGCTCTTTTTGCTTTAGCCACATTTTTATCATAATCATAACCCCATTCATCTTTTAAATTTTTTTCTGATTCTTTGCGACTTGCATCAATTCTTGCTGGTTGATTATTCATTTCGTGGTCAATAGTATTTTTTTGATATTCAACTAAAGCATTTACCTGTTCATTATTTAAACCAATTTTATGTGCTACATTTTTAAACTGATTTACTTGTTCTTCTGGCATATATTGTTTATAATCATTAGGTATAGATACTTCATATTTTTCTGCAGTTTCTGGTCTACCTAATTTATTATATACTTCTACTTTTTCTTCATCTGTTTTTGGTATAGGAATACGATTCCCTAAAACTTTTTGTTGATGAACAACTGTTTTTGCTAATGATTCTACATCTTTAAAATTAGATAAAGTAGGATCATTTTTTAAATCATTAGATAATGTTGATTTCCAATCTTGATTATCACCTTCAGTAGATCCTAATACAGTTTCTGCAGGTGCAGATGTTTCTGCAACAGGATTATCTTCTGTTGTGGTCGTTTCTTCAATCATTTTTTTGCTCCTTTATTAGATTGATTATTCGTATAATAACAGCTCGTTGCCCTTCCTTATATGCTGTTTCATAAGGACAAGTAACAAACGAACTTCTATGATAATAAGCAGACTTTAAATCTGCTAATACTTGTTGACCCTCATTAGAGTCAAAAGTAATCTGATAAAATTTTTTTAATTCTTTAAGTTCCACTATTCAAGACCTGCAACTTGACTTAATACTTCCTGTACTTGTGGATTAGATGCAGTTTCTGCCGCCTTTGTAGTTTCATTCATTGTTTTAGCTTGTTCTAATGCTTGTTGTTGTTGCATTGCCATTTGTTGTTGTTGCATCCTTTGTTGTCGCATTTGATTAACTTCTGCTTCTCCTCTTAAAATATTTTTAGGCACTCCTAATAATTTTGCTCTTAATCTTACCGCTCTATCGTGATCTATTAAATCCATAACTTCTGGATTTGCTTGACCTATTGTCATTGCTAATTGATATAATCTTTCTACCGCAACCGCTTCTTCCATTCTCTGTGATCGTGCTAATGGACCTACATATTCAATATCCATATTAGCTTCACTTATATTATCTGGAGGTGTCATAAACTGACCTTTTCTAAACATTAATCCAAATACTCTTTCAATTAATGGATTTAAAAATTCAGTTTGAAATCTACCCAAAGTAGGACCAAGAAGTCTTTGCATTAATTCATATCTCACTTGCACTTCTGTAGCTGTCATTTGAGGACCTTCTTGTAATTGTAGTTGGTCAGAATAATACGCCTGTCGTATTGCAGTTCGTAATTGATTTTCTTTCATATCTGTAACTTGCCAATTACTTGCAATTTGTAATGGTTTAACTGCACCATCACTTCGTACTACTGTAATCCCTGCAGGTGTCATTCTTACTCTACCAATTACACCATCATCTGTTACAAGTAATGGTGGATCAATAGCTTTTGCCCACGCTTTTAATCCTATTTCAACTGCTTTGTTTAATGTTTTAATATCTGGTAATGCATTATAACTTGGTGATCTACCAAATATTTCACCTGTTGCTTTTGACCATCTAGGCACTAAATATGGAAATTCTTGATAACCACTTGTCCTAACTACCATTTGATCTTCTTCACAAATATGACAAGAATGAAATGGTAATTTTGTTTTTGATTTTCCTAATGCTCTTTCATAATCTGCAGTTGGTTCTACTGCGTGTATAAATGTAAAACTTTTATCTGGTTTTTCTGCTGATGCTTTTATTACTTTTTCTCCTAAATTTTTTTCACCAAATTCTTGCACAGCTTGTCGTGCTGTCATTGCATATTTTCTATATAATGTATCTACCTGTCCGTTTATATTTTCTTGTATATAGTATTCAGCAATATGTAATGTTCTAAAATGTACACCTTCATCTGGTAATCCTACATCTCCATCTTCTACTAACATTGCACCTGTACCTATAGATGTTAAATCAAGATACATTTCGTGTACTTCTGTATTAAAATTAGATTCATTAAACATATCGTACATACGCCTAGCTGTATCTTCTAACCACAGTTGTACTTCTCTTTGATTGTTTAATTCTTCGTTTCTTAATTTTAAATGAAACCACGCTAATGATGGGGATGTTAATGTACCTTGTAAACTTGCTGCTAATAAATTATTTGCTGTAATGGCAGTAGAATCAAATAATATATCTGTTCGTGCTTCACCTTGTGATCGTGTAAATGTAATATCCGCTTTTCTTGGCATTACATAATCTAATATTTGTTGCCAATGATCTTCCCAAGTCTGGCGATCACTTTCCATTCGTGATTGTCTTTTTTTTATATAATCAAAAACTTCCATATTAAGACATTGTTGATGTGCCGCCTAATGTAGTCTTTTTAGTATCTACAGGTTCATCAAGACCTTCGCCAGATGTAAGTATTGTTGCATATTGACCCTTTTTCTTTGCATCTAACATTCTTTGTCTTTCTGCTTCTAGTCTTGCTTCTTCTTCTGCAGTTTTATCCGTTACATCTGTCATTGGTGGTGGCATTTGTGGTGATGCTTTCATTCCTCCGCCCATATTATCCTCCTAACACAGTTTTACCAGCATCATCCATAGATGTACCTGTTAATGATGCTTTTTGTTGTTTTTTAGTTTGCTCTGTTTTTTTTCGTTGTGTTGTCATACCAACTTGCTCTCTATCTGGTTCTGGTTTTTTTTGTGATTCTACAGGGGGTGGTGTATAAGTGTTACCAAATTTATTTCCTGCTGCTTTTTCATTTAAGTTTTGATTTCTTGTTCCACCCATTATAGATACCTACATTCCTTTCTTAATAATCCATATATTAGACCATCTGAATATTGTAAGTTTTCTTTTATCACTTTTCTTATTCTACCTTCTTTTTTAAACCCTGCTGATTCAATTAATTTTATGCATCTAGCATTAGTTGGTTTTGTCATTGCAGTTATTCTAACACATTTACAAGTATAAAAGCAATACTCAAATACTTGTTTAGCATAACTCTTTCTCATTGCTCTAGGATTATCTAATGCAAGATGCATCCAAATATTATGTCCGTCATAATGAGAAAATATTACTCCTCCAACAATTTTATCGTTTTGGTAATATCCAATATGTGAATATTGATCGTTTACCCCTTGAATCATTGCTCTTGGTGCAACAAACTTTAGCGTTTCTTTTTTAGACGCTAAATCAGTTCGTGCAATAATCATCCTCCGCCAAGAATAGTTTTAGCAACTTTCATTCTATCTTCTTGACTTAATAAACCGCCTTGCCCATATCCAGATCCTCTTACTCTACGCTGTGATGCCTTATCGTCTTTTTCTGGCTCTGGCATTGGAGGAGGAGGTGGTGGTGGTGGTGCAGGGCGACTTGGTGCTGAAAAACACATACTATATTTCCTTTCGCAATCCTATTGCACTTTGTTTATATTTAAGTTTTTCATAAAAACTTACTGTTTTTTCCGTATCTATTTCAGTTGAAATACCCACAGAAATCTCTACACAATTATTTTCTTTTGCCCATTTTTCAAATGCTCTAATTAATAATAATGCTGTTCTTCCTTTTCTATATTCTGGCTTTACATAAAACATAGTATCATACGCATACACATCTTCAGTAAAATAATGTTCTGCACAATAACCAGAAATTAATCCAATGACTTTATCCCCTCTCCACGCTAAAAAACAAAAATGGTTTTTATCATTTCTAGTTGTATTAAATAATTCAAATACTTTTAACATAGATAATTTACTTGTTCTATATCTACTTTCTTTATGAATGTTTGGTACTAGATCTTTTATATATAACCAATCATTATGTTTTATTGATTGAATATCTATACTTACCATTTTGGTTAATTCTTTTTTAAGGGCAACTGCCATTATTTTTTTCCTTTTCCTTTTTTCTTCATTTTTTTTAACATTTTAGATTTTGTTTTATACATTATATCTCCTTAAAAAACATTAAATTCAGAATCAGATTCTATCTGGATCGGTTCGGTATTTTTAACCCTAGCTTTTCGTAATGACATTACTCCGTATCGCATTGCTGAAATAACATCATCATTCATAGGGATAATTTTACCATCCTTTCTATGATACATTCTAATTTCTTCCATAAGTTTATTCTGATTTGCAAAAATTTTCAACCTTTTTGTTTGAAATCTTGTAAGCATTTCCATTACTCCAGCTTCAACACTTATACCACCTGTGCCTTCTTTCATTCCTTGTTGCGGTGGATTTGTAAAATGTTCTTTTAATAAATTAACTCCTTCTTCTCTATATTGCATTGCTAAACTTTTACCACTACCTTTATCTGCCTGTCTACCATCCATAGGGTATATAACAGGAATCCATCTGTTTCTTGATTTTATTGCTGATGCATGAACAGGTACAGTTTCTTGTCGCATACTATAACTATCATACACATATACTATATCACTATCTCTATCCCACGCTAACCACGCACACGCTGTTGGGTGATCCCAACCAAAATCTATTCCGCATATTCGTGGATAATAATCTGGTATATCAAAAGGATCACAAACTATATCTTCTTCAGCTACAGGAAACACTAAACCAGATCCTAACTGGGGTATTCCTTTTTCTCTCATTTTTCTTTCGTGTGGTGGTAATGCCTGTAAAATTTGATCTCTTACACTTTTTGTCATATGCGGTGCATCATCCCAAGTTGCTTGTATAAGATCTTGACTATCTTTTAAATTATTTACAAATTGTGCAACTGTTTCTGTCATACCTTGCTCTGGCGTAAATGTCATATACACAATACCTCCTTTATCCGCAGTACGAGTTAATGCTTGTGAGTATATAGCTTGTGGCGGTTCTTCATCTAACCAAATAACATCTAATGACTCACCCATCCATTTTTCTTTACCCATTTCATATGCTTTAAAACCTATACGAGAATATCCTCCTGTTTTATGTTTTATTACTAATGAGTTTAATGCATTAGGTACACCTGCTTTTCTTACAGTATCACCTATTAAATTTAACGGAATACTCCCTTTACCTCTCGCACTAGGATCATCTGGTTGTCCTACTAACTCTTTTTGACATACATCTCGTGTTGTTTCATTAGACACTCCTCCTGCCCAACATCTTACAGGTCTATTAAATTTTCTACCTGTCCACCACTCTGGATATAATCCTGTACAATGAAATGCCATTTCCATAGCACCACAAAATGATTTACCTACTCTGTTACCTGCCATTAACAATCGTTGCGTTGCATTACTATTATGAAATTTTATTTGATAATCATATGGTTTATACAATTCCATCTGATTTGTTTCTTGACGATATTGCAATTCTTTTGCAATTTTTACCGCTCTGGCTAAATTATCCATTAAAAATTAAGACCATAAAAATGCATATGTTGCATTACATCAAAAGCTATTTCACATAAATGTAAAATTATTTCTATTGTTATTAATCCAATTATCCATTTATTTATTTGCATTTTTCATCCTCATTATATTTCTAATATGGGTAGCTGTCATAAATCCACATAATACATACATAGATGTTAAGTCATATATAAATGAAAACCACCACCAAAAAAATTGACTAACCAAGCCAAAATATCCAGAGTATTTCCACCCATTACCATATAGCCATACCGATATTATTGCTGTTAAACTTGCTATCCATTCTATCATTTCCAAGTTGGCGTTAATTGCCAGTAGTAATCTGTTTTCTTTTCTTGCACTTTATCAAGATCATCACTATGCACCATTACCCAAAACCCTGCCCTGCCCTTTTCACATAATGCAATGACAGGAGTCTTACCCTCCTTCTTTGCCATTTCATTTGTGTCATCCCAAAGGGTAATTGCCGTGTGTTTTTTGCGTAACTTACATTCTATAAATAATTTGTCGTGTATCACATCCGCTCTTGTAATACCACTATTTCCACCACTCAAAGGTGTTCTTTTTCCCCCAAAAAATTCTGCAACCTGTCTTTCCCTTTGTTTCCACGCTTTATCACTCATACCCCTATATACCACAACCTTAACCTATGTACAACCCATTAACTTTAGTTAATACCTAAAAATACCCACCGCTGTGGGATGGAATCCATCTTACTAGGCAACGGAGTTGCGTTTGGGGGGTCGGCTCCTCTGAAATGGGCGATTTGCGTGGCTTTCAGGCGATCTAATGGCGATCCGTGAACCATTTTTAATTTATGCGTGGGTGTGTGTGCGTGAAAGCATCACCAATGGCAAGATTAAAAGATAATGTGTAATGCTATTGATACTATTATATAGGTAATCATATTAGTTTAGTTTGTCTGGTTCTTGTATTAATCCTAGTAGGTGTTGCAGTTCTACTTGTAGTTCCTCTGTTGACTTCTCATTAGTTACATCTTTGTGTAATTGGACAGTTTGATGACCTGTTCTATCAAGAAGACTATTCACCGCATTGATTTTTGTTGACGCATTACATTTTGGATCAGACAAAACCTCTGAAAGCACTTGTATCGCTTTTGGAGTTAGACTACTCAACATTGATTGCTGTTTCTCAAATATTTCTCCTGCATATCTTTTCTTCAAATACGCACCTTGTTGTTCCGCAGTCTTTTCTGAATAACCACTTCTTATTGCGCTGGTTTTTGCGTTCCCAGATTCTGAAAAAAACTTAATAAACGCATCTTTGCAAGGTCGTTGCTTTTCTTGAGTTTTATTAGCCATTTCTTATATTAACACCTTAATAATAAAAAAGATATTGACTTAACTAAAGTAAACTATAATATGTTATTAGCATAATATTAATTTAACTAGGAGAGAATATGCAAAAAATATTGTTAACACATTTTGACAATGAATCTCACGGATATATAAAAATTTCCAAATATGATTTAAAAGGTTTAGAAATAGATGAAAATCAATTTTCTAATTTTTCATATTATAACAATGAAAATGCTTGTCTTTATTTGGAAGAAGATTGTGATGCAACAAAATTATTAAACCTATTAAAAAATAAAGGTTATGAAGTAAGTTTTAATGATGAATTTGTTGAACATACTTATTTTGATAAACCAGAATTTATTAGATTAAAAAGCAAATCCGAAGAAGTTTAATACAGAAACAAGGGATTAATTTCCCTTGTCATTTGCAATATAAATTTTAACTAGGAGAAAATATGCAAAAACTTTTTAACAACTCTATAATAATAGGATCAAGCGGAGTGATCTCTTTTGGTCTATTTTTTTTAATGGAATATTTTAGCCATTATCTATCTGATAGAGCACTAGTATTAACATTCATAATCTATTTAATCGCTTGTACTACTTTTTTATATAAAACAATATCAACAATATGGAGAATTTGGAAATGAAATTATCAACTGAAAAATATAAAGACAATTATAAAAGGTTTATATTATCAACTATTGAAACTGATATAAATGGCGAACCAATAGCTAAATATTTTGATAAGGTGGACTATCTTTTTAAAAGGTTTTACTCTGAATATGGTTTTTTGATTCCTAAAGTTGGAAAACAAAAAGCTATATCAGAATGGTTAAGTGGTTTGGCTTTAGATTTACCATATTATTATGATGATATTGTAAATCTAGCAATAAAAATGGGTTCAATAAATCCTAACCCTAGCGAAAGTTTAAGAACTAAAGTTGAACAAGGTTATTGGGATTTTATGGCTAATATAATAATAGAAATAGAGAAAGATATATTAAAACAAGAAGAAGAAGAAATTGAGCGAAACAATGCTCAATATATCACTATTGATGAAGGTTAAACCAGAAACAAGGCGTGATTTCGCCTTGTCTAGTGATAATTAAGCGATTTTAAGAGCCATACAGAGCGATTTAAATAGTTTAATGAATATTAACCCTAACTAAAAACAGAGAAATAATGAAACATTATAAAACTAAAGAAGAAATTGGGAGTGGTTTTCAACATAACGAAAAACAACACAAACAATTTAATTATAATTCATTGGTGGAAGTTAAGCCATATGAAAAAAATACAATGCGAACCAAATATTTAATTAGAGATATTTGGAGTTTAGGACAATTAATTGATCTAAGAGATGATTTAAATCATATTATTAATGAAAGATTGGAGAAATAATGTATGAAATGTTTTACAGAACACATAAAATAAATAAAAAGAAATTGCCTAAAGAATTAACGCCAGAACAAATTGAAACGATTGAAAAGGCGGTTAATGTTATAAATGACATAAATTGTGAAATAGTAGAAAGTCAAGATTTAAGATTATCTGATATGCACAAATTAACTGAAATTTTTTGGAAGTTATATCATAAATTTGAATTTCAACAAAACAAGGACAAGTCAAATGATTAAAATAATAAAATTAATTGACCAATTAAGGGATAGATTAGCGTGGGATTATTCTGGTGATGACATTATATTTGAAATTATTGATGATATTGAAAAAGAAGTAAGAAAACCTATTAAAATTTTCAGACATAAAAAACAATATATTTTTGATGTTCAACCAGATTTTTCTTATGACATTATTGATGTAGAAGAAAATGAAAAAAAAGTTATAAACCTTGCAAAACTAACTGAATAATGATAATTTTAATTATTATTTCTTTCCTAGTGAATCCCCTATTGTTTAGCGACTTTAGGGGATTTTTTTTTGACAAAATAAAAAAAAGTTTGACAATACATTTTTAAATACTTAACATTGGTAAATATGATAATAGATGATAAATTAAGAATTAAACAACTTGAAAACGAGAATAGGCGATATAAAAAAGCGTATAATATTCTTATGGATTATTTTGAGGATTTGCCAGAAGAAACTAGAATAGAGGTAGATGAGAGATTAAATAAGGTTGATTTATGATGAGTAAAGAAGATGTAAATATTCATTTAGCAAATATGCGAAGATTAAAAATGGAATTGGTGGCAATTCGTTATCTTGATGTATTAAAAAATTTAGAAAAACTTATTAAGCAGTTAGAAGAATTAGGAATAGAAGAAAACGAAGATAATTTACACAATCTGGCATTAATACAATTAGATTTAGGAAACAGTAGAAACGAATTTCAAAAAGAATACGAAATGCAGAAAACAATTTGTGAGAAAATGTGAAGATTATGAATAAAATAACCAATAAAAAAGCAAGTTTAAAATGCGATCATTGTGGCGGGATTTTTAATTATAAAAATATGTATGCAATAGGTTTTCGTCATAATCAAGTTTGTGGAGAATGTTGGGAAATAGTAATGGGAGAAATAATAAATGAGCAACCAAAAAAAATCTAAAGTTATTAAGTTAAAAAGAAATTTTAATTATGGCGGATATGATCGCACTATCTGGTTAGATAAAGTAAAAACAGATGAACACATAGACGCTTTACCTTGTGATACAGAGCCAAAAGATGATTAAATGGTGTAAAAATATGTTATGGCAATGCCATAGTTGTGCTATCGTTTTGCTAATGGCAAAACAATGCCTATACCTATACCAATACCAATACCTATACTTACACCTATACTACCAAGATAGAACAACAAGGATAATGTAAATGAGAAGAACAACTAGGGAAGAACAATCACCTATTTTTAGGTTTTATGCTAACGATTGGTTAGCGAGTAATGACAGAGTGAAATTAAGTTTAGAAGAACAGGGTGCATATATCTTGTTATATTGTCGTTGTTGGGTGAGTTTTGAAATAGAGTATGACGAAGAAGTATTAAGTAGAATGTGTAATTGTACTATTGATAAAATTCGCAGAATATTTGCAAAGTTAGTAGAAAAAGAATTTTTAGTCAAGAAAGAGCGAAACGGAAAAACTTATTTTATATGTGTTCAAGCAGAACAGGAAAGAAAAGAACAAGCTATAAACAGAGTTAAAAAACAAAAAGCAGGGAAACTTGGTGCTAAAATTAGGTGGGGGTAAATAATGGAAATAGTTTTAGTTTATATGATTTTAGGTTTGTTTGTGTATTGGTGGGAGCATTATAGATGATGTATTACGATTTTTTATATCCATTTGGTTTAACAAATAGTTTTCAATGTTTTTGTGATAAGGGTAAGAATAAAAGATTAATTAAACAATTTCACGGACATATTGATGAGTATATTGACGAATTATCAGAATTAAATCAAAAGGGTGCAGGTGTTTATTTTACTGTCAATGAAACTGATTTATGTGGCAGAACAACTAAAAACATTAAAAAGATAAGAGCAGTATTTTGTGATTTTGACGGAACACCAATGCCAGAGAAGTTTGATGTATTACCACATTTTATAATAAATACAAGTCCTAATAAATATCATACTTATTGGCTAGTAAAAGATATGCCATTAGAAAGTTTTACTCTTTACCAACAGGCATTAGCAAGTAAGTTTGGAAGTGATCCTGTTGTAAAAGATTTACCTAGAATAATGAGATGTGCAGGGTTCTGGCACAATAAAAAAGAGCCATATCCTGTAAAAGTTATTCAACAAAACATAATGTCAGAATATACAAAAGAAGAAATTAGAGATGGTTTTGGTTTAGAAAGACCAAAAAAAAGAGTGTTTGCACACAATCCAAATTATACACATAAATATACAGGTGGTATGACAGGTGCAACACAAGGCGATAGACACGCTAGATTGGTAAAAATGGTAATTTCAATAATTAAGCGTGGCGAGGAATATCAGTATGCAAAAGCTGAAGTATTAAAGTTTAATAGTATGTGTAATCCGCCAGATACAGAGCAGGAAATATTATGGCAATTAGACGATATGTGGAGAAGATATGCAACTTCGTGAATATCAAGAGTTTGCTATAGAACAAATAAAACAAAAATTTCAACAAGGAAATAAAAAAGTTTTATTAGTCGCACCAACAGGGAGCGGCAAAACTGTTATTGCTAGTAGAATGATTGAAAAAGCAAGAGAGAAAAATAAGTGCTGTTTATTTGTTGCTCACCGCAGAGAGTTAGTAATGCAATGTTCTAATAAATTACATCAATTTGGAATTGATGCAGGAGTGATAATGGCAGGTATTACAGGAAGTTATTTACACGACACACAAGTAGCAAGTATACAAACTTATAATGCCAGAAAAGATAATGACGATTTTATTAAACCAGATGCAGATTTGATTATTTTAGACGAAGCACATAGATCAACGAGTGATACATTTAAAAAATTATTAGAAGAATATCCAGATGCCTATGTTGTGGGATTAACTGCAACACCAATTAGAAATGACGGAAAAGCGTTAGGCAATATTTATGATGAATTAGTAGAAAGTAGTAATATAAGAGATTTAACTGCACAAGGGTATCTTGTTAAGAACAGAGTTTTTGCACCTAGTATTCCAGATTTACAGGGATTAAAAATTTCTATGGGTGATTATGATAAAAGAGAATTAGATAAGAGAATGAATAAAACAAAATTAGTTGGTGATACTGTAAGTCATTGGATTAAATTTGCAGAGAATAGACCAACAGTTGTTTTTGCTAGTAGTATTGCCCATAGTAAATACATAGCCAACATATTTAATCAAAATGGTGTACCCGCAGGACATATTGATAGTGAAATGAATGATGAAGATAGAGAACAAGTGTTAAAAGATTTACAGGAAGATAAAATTAAAGTGTTATCAAATTGTATGATACTAACGGAGGGGTGGGATTGTCCAAAAGTTTCTTGTGTAGTGATTTGTCGCCCTACAAAATCTTATGGAATGTATTTGCAAATGGTAGGTAGATCATTAAGACCACACCCAGATAAAAACGACACATTAATAATAGATCATAGTGGTTGTATATATGAACACGGATTTCCAGAAGATGTACCTAAATGGGAATTAAAGCGTAGAGAAGAAAAAGAAAGAAAAAAGAAAGACCCTGTACCCATTGAAAAACAACCATACACTTGTGTTAAATGTGATTTTGTTTATAAACCTACAAAAGAAGAACCAGAATGTCCAAACTGTTCTCACATACCAACTAAAAAAGAACAGATTATGTTAATTAAGCAGGGTAGATTAATAGAATTACCAAAAATGAAAGAAACAAAAACAGAAGATAAGAAAAGATTTTATGCCCAACTATTGTTTATTGCAAAACAAAAAGGGTATAAAGAGGGGTGGGCAAGTCATACTTTTAGAGAAAAATTCCATCACTTTCCCCATTCTAAAATGGTCTTGCCCATACCACCTACTAACGAAGTGCATAATTTTATTAAGCATTTACAAATTAAAAAAGCTAAATCAAAAGGAATAAGATTATGAATAAAATTAAAATAATATTTCCAAATGACGATCCTAGATGGGAATATGTAAGAGGTGCATTTCCCACCACTAAAGAACAAGCAAGAGATTGTTGGGAGAGCATATCTTGTGGTCTTGCTCCAGAAAATTTATCAGAAGATGGAGAGTTACCATACTATTTACAGGTACAAAAACGAAAAGATGTATTAGAAGATGCAAAACTTTTAGCCAAACATAATTTTAAATGTCCATCAGATATTGCTGATATGTGTGATGATGATGGATTGATTAAATATAAGGAGTAAGATTATGAGTGAACAAGAATTAGAAAAACGAATGGAAGAAATAAGAAAAATTGGAGAGTCTTATGCAAAAGCTAAAGCAACTTTAAATTTTCACGAAAACAATAGAAAAATAGAATTAGCCAAAATGATGAAATTAAAAATGTCTGGCAATGAAAAAATGAGTGTTGCAAAAGCGGATCTTGAATCACGAGCAACAGAAGAATATCAAAAATTGTGTAAAGAATTATCTCAAGCGGTAGAAGAAGAATCAAGACTCTGGTGGGAGCGAAAAATTATTGAGATGAAGTTTGACTATTGGAAAGTAAATCAATTTGCAGTAATGAGTGAACGAAAAAAGTATGGGGCGTAAAAAACCAACACTAAAAGAACAACGACATATGGATAAAGTTGTTAGTCTAGGTTGTATCGCTTGTCGTAAATTAGGAATTTATGATTCACCTGCAGAAATTCATCACATAAGAAATAAAACAGGTATGGGAAAAAGGTCTAGCCATATGCTAGTTTTACCTTTATGCCCTAATCATCACAGAAATTCTAACGAAAGTTATCATTATTCTCCTAAAAAATTTGAAAATCGTTTTGGTAGCCAAATAAAGCTCCTAGAGGAGGTTTTAAATCTTTTGGGTAGTATCAATCCTTAAACCACTTCAACCACTCTCCTGCGGTCTTATCCTTATGCCATTTTCTCCAATGCGGTTCAGTTATACATATATGCCATTCAAATTCATATTTTTGTTTTAATTCGTGTATTGCTGTTTTACAATCATCATATAAATTGCGAAAAACCACCGCCTGTTCTTTTGGATAAGTTAACAAGGCAACAACAACAAATAAAGTTTTCATTTTAAAAACTTAAATCTGGTCTAATATATTCTAATTTATAATCACCAAAATTTGCAATCTGGTATGCCCTTAATTGTGGTATGACTTCCCATTTAGAAACTGCAGGGTGAGATATATTTAACTTTTCAGATAAGTTTTTACCACCATACTTGGCTACAATTTCTTTTTTTCGTTGTATTGCTAAATCGTATTTATTACTCATATTGTAAATCTATAAAAAAAATTAACATATGTCAATATTTAGTTGACTATATAATTAATAAAGTTATACTTAACCAAAGTAAAACTTAATTATAAGGAGAAAATTATGAGTTTAGTAATGTCAGAAGATAGTAAACCAAAATATCCAACGATCCCACTTGGTGTTCAAAAAGCTAGATGTATTAGCGTAATAGATTTAGGTACACAAGAAAATAATTGGCAAGGAGAAACATCTTGGAAAAGACAAGTATGGTTTGAGTGGGAATTTCCAGAACATACTGATAGTAATAATGAACCATTAACAACGGGTAAATTTTATAATGTATCATTTTATGAAAAATCAAATCTATCAAAAGATTTAACTTCGTGGAGAGGTAAACCATTTACCGCACAAGAGAAAAAGCAATTTAATATGGGTGATATGTTAGGTCAAACTTGTCAAATACAGATAATGGAAAAAGATAATGGCAAACAACAGATTGTAAGCATTATGCCACTTAAAGATGACATAAACCAACAGTACCATAAGTCTAAATTATTTAGTATAGAAGATTATCAAAAAGGCAATAAGGAAGTATTTAATCAAATTAAAGAGGGCATTAGAAATATTATTTTAAGTTCAAGTGAATTAACTAAAGAAGAAGATAATAGTGGTAATGTACCATTTTAAAGACGGAATGATTGAATACATAAATAAAGACGGATACATTGTAGATCATTTTGGCACAATAGTAAAAGACCATCACGGCAGAGATATTTTTGTGCCAGAGGATTATAGAAAATATTATAAGGTATGGGGTGGGTAATGTTAGAATATTTAGTATTGACAATATGGGTAGAGTATAATGATAAATTGCACGAACATTATAAACTTACCCCCCACTCTTGCGAGTTTTCAGTAGAAAAGTTATACGAAGAATATAAAGATAAGTCAAAAAAACTTATTGCAGTTAAATGTGAAAGTTATAAAACTTTTGAAGTAAATAAACCACTAATGGAGTTGTATCGTGAAAATAACTAATCATTCAAACTTACCTGCCTGTTTAGTAAGAGCAGTAGAAAACGATCCTTATGATTCCTCAAAATCAGATATATCTGCTACACGAATAATTGCACCACCTAGAATAAGAATCTTGGAAAAACGGAATTGGGATTTATTAGAAGAAGATGTATCAGATAGAATATGGTCATTACTTGGGCAATCAGTACATCATATTATTGAACGATCTGCACGAAGAACAGATATAGCGGAAAAAACTTTGTTCTATCAAGATGATGATATTACAAATGGGTGGAAAATTTCTGGTACATTTGATTTATTAACAGGCGAAGGTAATCTTATTGATTTTAAAACTACCTCCGCTTATTCTGCTATTAGTTCGTCAGAAAATGGTAAACCAGAATGGGAACAACAATTAAATGTATTAGATTTTTTATGTAGAAAAAACCAAAATGAATTAACTGTTGGTAGTAAAAACATACAAGTAAAAGATTTGTCTATTGTTGCAGTTTTAAGAGATTGGTCTATTAACAGAGTAGAAAAAGATGATAGATACCCAAAAAAACAAGCTATGACTATTCCCATTAGAAAATGGACAGATCAAGAACAAGAAGATTTTATTAGAGAACGAATTAAATTACATCAAGATTCTGAAACTGCAGATAAACTCCCATTATGCACCGCAGAAGAGCGTTGGAGAAAAGAGGATCAATATGCAGTTATTAAAGATGGTAGAAAAACTGCATTACGATTATTACCTTCCAGAGAAGATGCACTACAATATTTAAAAGATAAAAATATGATAGAAAATAAAGGTTGTGCTATTGTGCATAGAGCAGGAGAAGATGTTAGATGCAAAAATTACTGCAAGGTTAATCACTTTTGTAGTCATTATATGGGTGTAGATACTTAACTAAAATACACTTGATTTGCCCACGATCTAGTCTAACATATCATCTATGTGGGATAATATTAAAGATAAACTTGAAGAAATTGTAAGTGAATGGACAATGTATCATTGGATAGAAATGACTTTGTTGCTCCTTATATTATGGAATGTCTGGTAAATAAGTTACGAAACGAAGGTTTTTTATGTTTCAAGCAATAATAGGACCTGTTGCTAAATTAGCATCTACTTGGATTCAAGGAAAACAGGAAAAAGCTAAACTTAAAACACAAGTAGAACTTACTAAATTACAAGCTACAAAAAAACAAATAGAATCAGATGGCACTTGGGAAGAAAAAGCAATGTCCGCATCTGATAATTCGTGGAAAGACGAAGCGTGGACGCTCACCTTTATTGCTATAATTTTAGCATCCTTTATACCTGCATTACAACCATTTATGAAACAAGGATTTATATTTCTTAAAAACGATTGTCCAGAATGGATAAGTTGGGGAATCCTTGCATCTATTGGTGGATCTTTTGGGCTTAAAAGTATAGCACAATTTAAAAAATAATGTTTTACAATTTAGATGAAGTAAAAGAACGGATTAAAACTCACGAAGGTTTTATTAATTATGTCTATAAAGACACATTAGGCAAACGAACAGTAGGTTATGGACATCTTTGTACAGATGATGAAAATTGGGAAGATGGCAAATGTTATGACCACTCTTACTTAAATGATGTATTTGAAATAGATTTTATGGAAGCTACAAAACAAGCAGAAGAATTAATAAGTGATTTTGTTATGGAAAAAGAAGCAAACGAAATTATATTAGAAATGGTATTTCAATTAGG